ATCGCCCTGACCCACGATCACCAGAACATCGTCATCAGCCGTCGTCGCCAGTGCTATGCTGTAGCTTCCGCCGATCTGAAATCCAAGATCATGGGCGACCCACGGCATTCAGCTTGTCCAGGTCGCCGAAAGACTGAGCAGCGCATCCGTTGGCGAACCGGTCGTGTTGCTGATGAACCCGATAATGGCTTGTCCGGCCGTGAATGTGTTCGCCGCCGACGCGTTGTCCGTCGCCGGCACGTTGCTGTTCACGGTGACCGGACCATCGAGACCGGTCACTGGTATGCCGGAGATGGCGACAATCACATCGAAGGAGTCCTGGGCTGTGAAGTAAGTCATGGAATTGATCACGCCATCGTAGGGCGGGTTCCAGACGAAGAAGAATGTGCCGTCCTGAACAATGGCGCCGAGGTTCCACTGCCGCTCCATGACGATATCATTTTCGAGCGTCGCGCCCGCCGGACCTGTAGGACCCGTCGGCCCCGTGCCCCCGGTCGGCCCTGTGATACCCGTTGGGCCGGTCGGCCCCGTCTCACCATCGCAGCATGTCCCGGTAGGCCCGGTTGGGCCTGTTGCGCCGCGCCCAGCGGTTCCGCCAGGGCCGCGTATCCCCGTTGGCCCCGTGGCGCCCGTGCCGGCGGGTCCTGTTGGGCCTGTCGGACCAGAGGGACCGGTCGGCCCTCCAAGGTCCGCCACATCGCCAGCTTGCACCTTATAGCCAGTGGCGCCCGTGGGACCGGTTCCGCGGACGATATACAGCCAGTCGTCCTGATCGACGGGAAGCGGCAGACTGTCCAGATCAAGAAGGGGTTCCGAGGGGATGGTCATTATTCGAGCAACAAGCCCCCGCCGGTTTGCAGAAGCAGGCCGCCGCCATCTTGCAGAAGCAATTGCCCCTCGGCCACGTCCCAGGCGAAGAACGCCATCCCTGGATAAAGCCCGATAATCGAGATCGCGCCACCGTAGGTCGTGCCGAGACCCTGTGCGTCAGCCCAGAAATACGCCTCGCCCGGCCCCATGATCAGGTTCGTGATCGAACCCCAGGTCGCGGTGAGGCCAAGCGTCACCTGCACCTGCGGACCGGACGGATTGTAGAGCAAGAGCCAGTTGCGCGTGCTGTTCGGGGCCATCAGAGGAACCGACGCATTCGCGGGATCAACGACGGTGGAGCGGTCAACGACGCCCGCTGGCGTGGCGATGCCGGACAGCGATGCGATGGCTGACAGCACGGCGGGTTTGGCAGTTGGGTAGGCGCCGGGGACGGCGGCGTTGATCACGTATTGCGTGAAGCCTTGGGTGCTCGGGGAAGTCGGCAGCGGTCCACCGATATAGGCGATCGGCGTGATGTCATGGCTCGGACGCGGGTTGACGCGCGGAATCGGATCGGGCGGCAGGATCAGCGTGCGGTTTTGCTCAAACGGAACGTCAAGGCATGGCGCGCAAACCAAATATCCCGTGTCCGCCAGCGATGTTCCGCGCCATTCAAACTGACGTTGCAGCGCATTTAGTTGCCTCCAGGTGCCGCACCGATCGCATTCACCCTTTGCCGATGGGTTCCGAATACTTGTCCTGGCGCGGCCCTGAATGTCACCCAACGCCATCAGGTGATCCTCCAATACCCAGACACGTTCGGCTGGATAACCGTCCCGCCCATCTCCTGGTCGCGCGTGGCGAAGTCGTTCCACGCCTCGGTGGCATCGTCTTTGCGCGCCGCCGTCATCGCCGGAGCGAACTTGATCGCCAGCCGCCACGCGAGCCGGGCGCACAACGCATCGATCGCCCGGTAGACGATATCCGGGCGCTCGCCGCCGCCCAGGTTCGCGTCCTGGATTTGTTGCAGGCCGAACCAGTTCACCACGTAGTCCGGAGCACCCTGCGATGGCGGTTGCCAGAACGTGATCGTTGGCGTGGCCAGCATCTCATACCAGAACTGGTTCGGGATGCCGGGTTGCAGCTTGTTCGGGATCATCGCGTATTCCTGCCGCGTGACCGGCGTCAGGATGCGGTCCTGATTGTAACCCGCGCCGTTGCCGTTGACCGTCGTATACCAAACGTCAGTCAGCGTAACGAGGTCAGCCTGGAGCGCGTAAGTCGCCTGATTGGCGACGAGATTGATCGTGCCGGAAATAACCTTGAATAAGTTGATTCCTACATTGGCCCATTGTAAAAATTCCAGCGAAATACTGTTTCTTGCTGATGTCATGTGATGTCTGGTTAATTCGGCCGGGCGAAGACCAATCCGATCAAACGCCTCAACGACAACCTGAGCGTTGCTCAAAAAGAACGAATACGTCCCGCTTGTATTTCCAGGGAGCGCCATCAGGTCGTTACCCTGTATTGAAATACCCGGCCACGCGCGTTGCCCTTGGTTTTCCCAATAGCGTTCGACACGACGCAATCACGCCAGCCATAATGCCTGGATGCCTCTGTCGCGGACTGGAATACCAAACCATCAGTCAGGCATATCGTCTGCTTCATCACCTTGGCTCTGAGATATTCGTCACGCCCCTCCTTCATACGTATTCTCGTTTGTGGTGGCATTTTGTGACCCAATTGCCTTTCTCGCAGCTTTTGCAGCACGGCCGCCGTATGTGGAACACCTTTGTTGTGGGCTGGCGTTCCCTTTTTCGAGGCCGATATCTTACCACGAGTCTCAATCGAAAATGCCCGCCAGTCTTCTACGCGAGGCACAAGGACATATTCTATATCCGGGTCATAATAGGCAAAGACCATTCCATGCCGACGCCCTCCTTCTTTCCCGATTGCATTGGCTACCGATGAAACGGGCAATCCAAAGTGCGTAGATGCCTGTGTAGCGCTCGAAAACACCCGTCCATCGGCCAGACAGATCACAGGCTTTTGCAAACGTCTGGAATGCGCCTTGCCGATCGTTGCCTTCCAATCTTCCTTCCGAGTTTCAGTCCAAAGTCGGCCAGCCGCTTTCGCCGCGATCTTCGCCTTGGTTTCAGCGGTGTGGGGGATACCTTTGTTCGGAGCCTCCCTTCCCATATGCGCCGCTGAAATCCGCGCCCTCACTTCCGCCGTGACAATATGCCCTGGCGTCCCTTCCCCGCCGGTCGTGATGTTATATTCAGGTTTCAACTCAGCAATCAGGTCGCGCTCCATTTTCGCGGCTTCAGCGAAGCTATCGACGGACGCCAGAACCGAAATCTGGAACGACTTCTCTCCATATTTCTTTATGGCGGCGCAGAAATACCGGCAAAACCCCCGACCGGTCCTGGCATCATAAAAATGCTTAGAGACACGAGAATGCAACGATTGCGTCGTGATCCCTATATACCGCTTGCCATTAATCAGGTTGACGGCCTGATAGACGATCGCTGGCTTGCTCATGAATGTGCATAGCACGGATTTGACGGTGCCACTCGTCTGGCCGGGCGCGACAGCCATGTGGCACCTCCATCAATAAACAAATCGCAAGTTTTCAGTTGTCATCTTAGACCCTTCTCGGCAAGCAAGGCCTCGATTCTGTCGCCCGCTATCTCCATGATTTTTATCACGTCATGGGTCAACTCGCTCTTAGGTATCCAATCCCCCCGTAGCCAATCGATTAATTCCCGATCGCCTGCACCCATACGGCGAAAGGGAGATTTCACCGGGTCGGTGGTGCGTAATTGGAACAAACTCATAAAGCCCCGTGAACCGATCATGGTTTGCGCGCCGCCTTGATCTGGATGCCCCACCTTTGGCCAATTCTTTGGTCCCGTCGCGCCTCTTTGATAAAGACTTCAACTCATCTCTGTCCCCCGGGAAGCCAGAAGTCGGAAAGTTAGTCACCATATTGCGGTCAATGTCCTCGTCAGGCCGCGGCAGTCTTTCCGAAAAACTTTTGGATTGTTTCGCCCGGTAAGTGTTGGCGGCCTCATCAACGTCGATCTCTTCTGGATGCAGTTTGAAATACTGCTCCACATCGGGAGGTATATTCCCGCCATCCGCACGCCGACGACCTCGGGGTATGGCGCCGCCCGAAGCCCGCTTCAGTCCCGGTAAACGTCCGAATCTGGCCCTTTGCCGCCCACGTCCTGCGCTGGCTGCTGGTTCGCCTCGTAGGGCATCTTCGTCATCTTCCCGGCCGCGCTGACCGGATTGACATCGATGCTGCCGCCACGAGCGCGCCGGTCCGGTCGTGCCGCCGGAGCGTCCCCAGGGACCATGCCGCCGGCTTTGCGCTTCACCCGGCCGCCCTTCTTGTGCTTCTCGGTCAGGTCTTTCTTACCCATTTCGTCCATCGTCATCAGTCCAGCCATCGCATGGCACTCCTCAACTTATGATCCCGGCCTGGATCGATTGCATCGTGGCCCGCGCCGTGCCCGCCGTGATGGTCAGCCGATGCGCGAAGATCGGGTGATTGTCGTAGATCGCCACCGCGTCGGCGGTTTTCGCGGTCATGTCCGATTTGGGCCACGCTCTGGCCGGAACGTAGCTGCCGGGCTCATTGGAGAACTGCTCCGGCATGGCCACCAGCGATGTGCCGATCTTGTTGGGGTCATCGTACGTGGCTTCAACCGTATAGGTGACAGTGCCGCCGGTGGAAACCGCGATGGCGAGAGCCCATGACGACGCCAGATAGTTGTCGAGCACCCATTCGGTGGAGCCTGTGCCGTTGGTGCCCACCGTGATCGCGCCGGCCGTGGCCGCATCGACGGAGACCCGAGTGACGGTCAGGAAATCAAGCTGGCTGCCAACGCTCGCCATGTTGACGCCCGTGATCGCCTCGATCTGAGCGTTGCCGTTGCGGTCCGTGCCGTAGATCGTGAATACCCTGGTCGCGTCGTTGCCGTCCGAGGCCACCGCCACTCGCCGGGCTGGCGTCAGCGTTGCCACGCCGCCGGTGGCGAATGTCCCGGTTATTGTCAGATTGCCAGCCGCGAGTGGCGTCTGCGAGAGACTTATCCCGTCAGCGTCGAGCGCCGGTAGCGTGAGAGAGACAATGCTCGGATTACTCATGGCCGGTCAAAATTGTGTGACGCCAAACAGCGTCTGCGGCGCGCTCGGCGTGGCCCGCAGCATCGACTGAACCGGAATGCGCTGTGCCATCATCAGCCGCCGTCCGCTCATCAGCAGGCCGGAGACAGTGCCGTTGGACGCGGTCGCGCCAATACCAGTCCCGGAGCCAGCCGCCCCAGTCTGAATCGTGCCGCGCACATCGTTCGTGGTCGCGGTCGCGGGCGAGGTCTGATCCCCGGCCGTCCATCCCTGCGTGGCAACCTGCGTCGCGGCGACCCAGGAGACCAGCGTGTCCTCCCAGGTGTCGGAGCGGAAGTGAAAGCCGAACGCATCGCCGGTGCCGACCGAATAGTTGAACGCGTTCGTCGCGAGCGGCGTGACGGAGGCGATATACTTGAACGCCTTCTGGCCATAGGCCGTGGCCACGCCCGCGCCAACCGTGATCGTCTCCGTCATCGGCTGGCCGTAAATATCCCAGCCCGCCACGATGAAGTCGCCACCAGCCGCACCCGCCCCAGACGAGATCGACACGACGCGGGCGATGGCCTGGCGCGGATCGAGAAACAGTCCCGGACCCCCGGCGATGAACGGAGACGCGGCCAGAGGCGCGGGGAACCCGTTGGGGTTCGGTCCCCATAGATCGCCCGTGCCGATCGGCGCGGTGGCATTGGTCGCCAGTGGAACGGCGGTTGGCGTGACCGTGATCGTGGTCGCCGATGCGAGGGATGCGACCTGGGTAAGCAACGGGATCGTGCCGCCCGAATTGCCTACGCCACCGATAACCAGCGGCATCCCAACGATGAAGTCCGAACTGCGGGCCACGGTGATCGTCGGATTGCCGGCCGCGCAGTTGCCGAACGCGAAGCCGAAATCGAGCGCGATGGGCGCCGTCACGGGCGCGCCACCATTGGACACCGCCGAGAATGGCCGGATCGGAACGTTCCGGGTGATGCCGACCGCCGCTACCGCCAGCGTCATCGGCACGTTGATCACGACATTCTGTGCCGCCGCGATCAAAGCCGCGCCAAGAGCGGCCGGGATCTGATTGACGGATTGCAGCGTCGGCATCGACTGGAACGCCTGCGCGACGCCCGTGTAGCCGGTTACCTTGTCTTTCAGGTAAACGAGGCGCGGATCGGGGATACCGACGCCCTGATAGAACAGCGATGGGCTGGCGTCGTTGTTGGGGTCAGGAACCCCGCCGGAACCGAAATCAGTCGCCGCGAGAGGCTGCATCGCCCCTGAGACGTGCCACGGTCCGTCAATGATGCTGGTGGCCATTTCAGGCGGTCTCCCTCAACGGTTCGGCCTTCGTGTCGTGTTGGTCGAGGTAATCGGCGGCCGACCGAAGAAACACCGCACTGTCGCGGGAGTGACCGAGCATGTGGTTGCAGGCCGCGCACAACAATCCGCGAACGGCCTTTGTCGTGTGGTCGTGATCAACGCTGAGCCATTTCACGTCGCCGTTCTTTGACTTGGCGGTTTCGGGATGCTTGCAAATCACGCACACGCCGTCCTGTTCAACAAACATGCGCTGATAGTCGCTCATATCGATGCCGTAGAATCGTTGAAAATTACCAACACGGTGCATCCCAGGATTTGCCTTGCGGTAGTCTCGACCATACCGAGCAAAGCCCGCTTTGGTATTAAAATCATGCGATCCTGGTGCCGTCCTCATCTCAATGAGGTTCGTAAGCCGCAGGTCGGACGGTTCCTTGTTTTGGACGCCAACCTGCCCCTTGGCCCAGACGCCATGCGCGTGAAACCAAGCGAGTTGGCTGGCCAGATAGGTTCGACTATCAAGCCCGATGTATATGTAGCCGTTGGGCTTTTTCGATCCCGCCACGTCACCGACGCGCTTGCGGCTATTGGGGTATGGGCGCTGACGCCAGGTGAATAATCCGGTCTCCGGATCATAGTTCAGCATCTCTTTCAGCCGCGCCAACGTCAGGTGGTCATACTTCATTTCATCGCCTCCATTGAGGGACGAAAGATATACGACCTTCCTGTCGTCATCAAGGCGAGAGATAATACTTTCGTTCACTGCCGTATAGGTCCTTTAGTTGGTTGGATAAAAACCTACACCCATTCTCCAGTCATCCGTTCCCATATAGTAACGTTCATACGCCTTCACTAGTAGATTGTCAGTAGTAAAGTCAACCTGCATAGAAGTCTCGAACGGTTTTCTTTCAAGGCAAATAAGACCTCCCGCATCTGACAATACAAACCAGGCATACGGACTGGTCAGGAAGTCCATCACCACGTAGCCGTCGCGGAGATCGTCGTTCTCCTTGACTGACCAGACATCGTTGTTGTTCGTGCCGGGCCGCTTCTCCGTTTCCATCAGTCGCTTGGCGACGTGGCGGAGTTCGACCGGGACAACCAGCTTCTTGCCCTGCGAGCCATAGAGCAGGCCCGCGTCATCGCGGAACCGGCGCGTCATGTTGTTCGCCAGGATCAGCGAATTTTCGTTCAGGCCAACCTGCGTCGTCGGCATGTTCGGGACCACGTAGCCGTCAACCGGATGCTGCGTGGAGAACAGCGGCAGGTTGTCGCCGCCGATCTGCGGATTGAGCACATTTCCGGTGTTCAGCGTGGCCGCGCCCTGGACTTCCTTCATCTGGCGGAACGACCGCGCGAGGCCGAGATTGGCCGCGTTAAACGACGTTTTATAGAGGTTGTCGTCCATCGCTTCCTTGGTGAAGGAGTAGCCGAGACCGAACGCGATGTGGATGTGGTTCCAGGTGAACCGCTGACCGGAGTTGTTGTCGAACTGCGTCGGCGCTCCGGTCACCTTCAACTGCGGCAGCGGCAGGTAGCGCACATGGACGGTCTTTTT